ATAGAGTCGAAGAGGTCGAGCTCGTCGTGGATATCGTGGAGAAGGTCGTAGTGGTGGCGCTGCTCGTCGTGGTCGAGGACGAGGTCGTGGAGGCCGTCGAACTGGTGGTCGAAACCGTGGAGGCCGTCGAAGTGGTGGTCGAAACCGTGGAGGCCGTGCTTGACGTGGTCGATAGAGTCGAAGAGGTCGAGCTCGTCGTGGATATCGTGGAGAAGGTCGTAGTGGTGGCGCTGCTCGTCGTGGTCGAGGACGTGCTCGTCACTGCAGGCGCCGTTGTAGTCGTGCTGCTGCTGGTCGAAGAGGTCGAGCTTGTCGTGGATATCGTGGAGAAGGTCGTAGTGGTAGTGGTGCTCGTCGTGGTCGTGGTCGACGTCGTGGTGCCGTGCCCAGTCAACTTGAATGCGGCGACAATGAATACAGATCGGGTGGTCGTCACGGCATCGGCAGAGAAGGTTCCCGTAGCCCCGGCAAATCGCTTGACTGCATCGGCTACAGCCAACCCCGTGTCAGCACCTGAATTCGACCCACGATCAAAGCGCTCGATCCATGTCCCCGCAGTCGGGTCTGTGGTCGTGTTCGTCGCGCCGGACGCGGTAGAAGGATCCGTTGCGGCGTCGAACAACGACGTCAACGAGTTATCGCCGTGTGCCACCATAGCGACGAGCAACTCGTTTGACTCCGTTGTGGTAATCTCTGTTAGGGTCGGTTCTCCAATCGTTCCTCTGGTAGCTGCACCGCCTGTCTGGTAGGGATCAGTCTGATTGACATTGCGATAGCAGAGCACCGTACCTTGAGCGACATCTCCGGCTGTCCGGTTGAACTGGAACCCCGGATCGGAACCCCCTCGGATGCAGTAGTACATGACACCGGATGCAATTCCCTGAGTCGCATCCGTGTCACCGCTATTTTGCTGTGTCGCGACCAACTGCCAGGAGGCGTCGTTCGGTGTAAAAGAGGGCGTGCTGCGATAGGCGATGCAAGCAACCAGCAGATCTCCCTGCGCTGCGCTCGCCGGAGCGTTCAGGGTCAGGTTTCCGCTGGTTACTTCCGCATAAGTGCTTACGGATATAAAATCCCAAGCCATGAAGGGTCCCTATATCAGCAAGAGCGTTCCCTGAGTGGGAAGGCTCCTTTGAGAGTGTTGAATGATCAGCCTGGACCTGTCCTGGTCGTTCCTGGCCACGATAACGGTGTCTCCGACATCGAGGCTCAAGGACGTCTGAATCCAGGCTGTCAAGGTCCCGAGCTGCACCTGGACCGAGCCCCTGGATTCATCCACGGCCATCACGGTTCCATAGGCGAAGGTGCCCGGCTTCTTCTTGACGATGTCCTCGATCATCGCTTCAGCCCCAGGAATTTTATCGCATCGAGCTCGCTCACCAGGCTGTTGAAAGTCCCGGCAATCCGGTGCTCGAAAACCTGGCTCAAATCATTTATGCCGCGCCTATCGCTATCCAGCCCGAGGATGTCGCCCGGCTCGATCTGGGGGAGATGACTCCCAAGCAGCACGGTACGGGTTATCCTGGCATGGGTGTGGGCGTTGATCTCTGCCGTGGCCCTGGCCTCGACGAGCAAGCTGTTGCGATATGCCGAATGAGCGATCTCATCCAGATCCACGAACTCCCTTATTCGGAAGATCTTCGTTTCATCGCCGTTCTGTCCGGCCACGACCAGGTGCCAGTCATAGCCTGCCTGAAAAATGGAAACAGGCGCTGAAGCGTCCTCCTCGTTGGTCAGCGTCACTTCAAGGCTTGATCCATAGCCCGCCGATTCTCCGCTCGCCTGGAGGTTGGTCTGTGCCTCGGCATCCGCCTCGGTCAGATACAGCTCGACCAAGACGGCGCTTCCGGTGTCGGCCAGGCGCACGTACCAAACGATGTTCTCGGAGATATTCCAATTGATAATTGAAAAGCTCATGATGAAACCTCATGCACCACTGCCGAGACCTTCTGGGCCGTGACGCTTTTGAATACCGGGACATCTGCGACGGCCCGCAAAAATAGCCCGAGATCCCGTTCCACCGTGCCGTCACTTACATAAAGGAGACATCCAAGATTGCCGAAGACCGTGCCGTCCGTGGCCTCAAAACAGGACGCGAGATCCTTCAGGTTGTTCCAGCCGGCCTGGAGCAGAATTGACAACGACGACAGATCCTGCCCAACCGTCTCAAGGATTCCTCCCAAATCCTGCAAAATGATGTAGCTGACCGTCTCAAGAATCGATTTCAAATTGCGGTATTCGATGCCGTCGTGGGCGCGAAGAAACGAACCAAGATCGTCTTGGGCGTAGGCGGATGCGGACAGATCGAGGGAGAGATCCTCAATTTTAACCGAGACCTCCTCTTCGCTTCCAAACGTAATGAGACCGTCGAAGAGCGAATAATAGGTTGCCTTCCTCCAGGCCGTCGGCCTGTAGGATTGAGAGATTCGTACCTCATCGATGATCATATTCATCGATCTGAATGAGGATGTATACGTGAAGGCCCCTAATCCTATGGGGTCTGCCGGGGTCGTGTCTGTATAGGCGCCCCTGGATGAAGTATTAGAGCCGGGCTCATTGGCGTCTAAACTCAGTTTTTGCACATCGGATGCGCTGTCGTTCGCTCCAGCGAGATAGTGCCAGGCAGTTTTCGATACCGTTCCCCCTGATGTTGCACCGAACGATGACCCTGTTTCAGTATCCCGGACATAAAAGGCCACGTTGTCATCCGTGAGCCAAAATATTGCCTGGCGACTGTATCCGGCTGTGTTCGTGGATTCGTAAACGATGGCGGCATTGGAGGCCGGCGTGCCTCGAACGTATCCAAGAGCCTCAACGGTTCCCGCTGCATCGCCTTTGCAGCTCGCTCCCGCCGGGAGTTCGATGCAATCATTAGAACCATCGAGGTCGTAGCCCTTGCCGACCTTTGCATTCACCAGGTCATCGGAAGTCATCGAACCCTGCGAGGTGCCGTGATTTGCGTTCGAGGTCGAATCCTTCACGGCTCCCGAGCCACCGGAGGGATCCTGGGCGCAATGGTAGACCGCGACGAAATTGGTGTCCCAGACCGCTTGGGCGACGGCGCTTAGGGTATCCCCGACGTGGGCGGTGTTGTCAGCTGCGGATGCGTCATAGTAGAGGTAGAGCGTCGTGTCCGCGTCGGCCGCCACGGAGGGCACCTTGACGTGGAGCCAGGCCTGTTCGTTGGCGTCATCCCAGAGCTCGATTTCGACGGTGCATTCGGTCGTGCCGTCGTCCGTGGTGACCGCGATCTTCTTCCTGTTTCCGTCCGATCCGAGTTCGTCGAAGACGGCGCTTACATCAGCCGACGTGATCCCGGAACTCACGGACAGGTGGATCATGACCGGGAAATCGCTCAGCGCGGAATCGACCTTTGTTTGGTCTATGGTGAGCGCTATTCGTTTGGCGTATCCTTCAAGCCAGCCCATCAGTTCTTCATCCTTCAGCCTTCAGCCTTGATACGGCCTGCTCCCCTATCGCCCCCGGTTTCCAGCCCCTGGTCGGACCCCCGCCCCATTCCTGGCCGAACGGCTTTCGGTCATGGATCACCTTGCCGTCGCCGATCCGCCACATTTCCACGATGTCCTTCCCTGGCAGCTTGCCGCAGAGCCAGAAGGCCTTGATCTTGGCGCCGCCCTTGCTGCGCGTGGAGTGTGTGGCTTCGACAAAGAAATTGTACTGCGCCATGCCGGAGAGCACGATCCTGTGGCCGGTGGGCAGAATGAACTCCAGACTCTCGATTTCCCGGTTGAAGCTCTCGCTCGCCCAACCAGGGTCCCTGCGTCGCACGTCTGGCGTGAGATACTCCTTTGGAGGAAGCTTCCCGGCGAAGACCGCGCGCATGCGCCAGGCGAGACCCTGTTGTGGAATAAGGATCGTGTTCATCTACGAATACAAAAATCTCAGAGTCAGCACGATGTCGCTGTCGCTCTGCGGGGTAAATGTGCTCGGGATCACCTGTTTGATGTTGAAGTACACATTCATGGCCCCGGAAAGCGGCGCCGTGTCGAGAGAGATCCTGCTGTCCGTGCCCGAGAGCGGCGTTCCGGACCAGGTGGCAGATCCGGGTAGACCGTTGGTCGTCGTGATCGCCTTGAGCGTGGAGTTCGCGGGCGTGCCGTCGCCCAGGAACTCATCGTCGGCCGCTGCATGGGTATCGTCGTTCCACGCCTCCAGGTAGGGAATTCCAGCGGTCGCGCCGTCGAAGTAGATGGCAAAGACATACCGCGTATTGCCTCCGCTCTGCTCTCCGTCCGTCGTGCCTGCCAGCGGAACCTGGTCAAAGATGCTTGCCGAATAATCGTCGACAAACGTCTTTGGCGCTTCGAGGGAACCAGCTTCCGGGATAATAACCGGGTACTTTGTGCCGGTTCGAGAGTCGCCGTCTGTCTGCTGATCGTCCAAAAAGAGGATCGAATCATTGGTCAGGTCGATCACGACCCAGTTGGACGACGAGCCTCCAGCCCCGCCCGTGGCGTTGCCTGTATTCGCGCCGTCGTTTGCCGTGTTGTTGTAAAGCCAGTACGTGTTGGGTAAGCTCATTTCCGTGACTCCTCCTTGTCACCAAAGAAATCCGTGTTCTTCGGCCAGCCTGGCCTTCAATGCCCTAGGTCAGGGTTTCTTGCGGCCGTATTCCTCGCTCTCAAGTCGCTTTGTTCTCCATGCCCTGTACTCCGCTCGCTGGCGCCCCGAAAGTTTCGTGATCCATTGCTTCCTCTGCTTCGCCCTTGCCGGAGGAGGCCACAATCCGGAACCGATGAACGAAAGCGGGGGTTTGAACGCACCGGCCGCCTTCAGCGAACCTGCCGCGATCTCCCGGCCCCTCCTTGTAATTTCCTCCCGCAGGGCCTCGGCCGTGATGCCCTGGCCGGCCATGATGGCGTTGATCTGTAAAGCCGCCTGGAGATCCCTGAGAGTGAAGGCATCGAGCGCTTTCATCTAGCACCCCCAGAGATACCGAATCGCGTTTCCGGTCACAACCCACACATTGCCCCAGCAAGGCGCCCCTTCGCAGCCGTCTGGTTCAAGTTCCACGCACTCACTTCCCCACAATGCGGAAGCGCAACTGATGGCGCTGCCGCATGGCGGGTAATTTTCCGGCGTCACAGGAACGCTGTCTTTTTCCCAATAAAAAGCGTCGCAAGGATAGCCCCCGCTGACACAGGAGCAGTTATATGGCGTTAATATCCAGCGGTATTCCCCGTCATCCAAGGTCTTTTCGGTATAGTCAGAAGGCCTGCAGTAATTGCCGGCGTTCGTGCAATAGTTTTCTGAACGATCTTTGTAAACCGTATAATATTCAGCGTCTAGAATCCATTGTCCGGCCGTGTTCCGGATCGTGCCGGTCACCGCACCGCCGCACGAATCGGTCACGGTCACCTTGGCGAAGGCATCGAAATTCACGCCGCAGGTCCCGGCGGCGCAGTTGAGCTGGTTGCTGCGGCCCTCAGTCTGTGTCTGGCCGATGCTATAGCCGGTACCGGAAACGGCCCAGGTAAAGGGTGGGCAACCGTAGAGCACATAGACCGAGATCGATCCGCCAGGCAGAATGGTGTCCGGGGTAGACTCATCGTCCCATTGCAGGGCCTGGTTTTCACACGCCTCGACGCAGGCGTCCAAGGCCTCCTGCTTGAGCTCCTCGAACTTCTCGAAGTACTCCGGAGTCCCCTCCTCGTAATCGTAGTCTTCCACAACGATCTCGCTTATGGTCCGGTAGCTCGCGCCGTCGTAGTCCTGGATCGTGTCGAAGACGCTGAACTCGTTGTTGCATATGAGCTCGCAGGAACACTCCTGGCTGAGAGCGTCGGTAAAGCGGGCGTTCAAAGCCGTCTCGCTCGGGTCGGCCGAGACATTTTTCGGAAAACACGGGTCCATCGATGAGGTCGTGCATTCGGCTTCTGGAAAGCACCCGAAAAGCTGCCCGCTCCAGCAGCATCGCTCCCCGGAGCCGCATCGCTTGACCGTGCCGCCGCTCTCATGGCATTCGGCATCCGCTTTCTCGTCGAACTCGCCGTCTGTTCCGCCGACTCCGCCGTAATCGTCTTCGTCGCCTTCCCAGTCCTCCGGTAGGTCCTCTATGGATTCATTCACGTCCATCACGGATATCGTGGTGGAGGCCTCGGTGCCCTCCTCCCTGGTCGTGAAGATCTCCGCCGCGATTCGGGCATTGCCCACGCTCTCCCCGGTAAAGCGATTGAGGGCCGCGCCGCTGGCCGTGTAATTCACGAGCAGCTTCAAGCCGGTTGCGATCTGCAGGGTGAGGTCCACCGTCTTCCCGTTGTGGGAGGCATACAGATCGGCGCCAACGGGCTCGCCCTCTTCGTCGGCCTGGTAAACACTATCGACCGAGTCAGGGAACATGGAGATCTCGCACTGGGTAGTGCCGCTCACCTCGTTCCGGGCCGTGGCCTCCTCGTTTGCTATCGCGACCTTCCCGAGACGGGCAACCTTCCATTCGAGCGACCCTCTTTCGACCGTGCTCTGATCCCACATGAAGACGGTCCTGCCCGACGTTGCAGGACCGCTCTCCTCGACGTAGACCAGGAGGCTGGCCACCTCTCCCACATGAATGGAAGAGGGGCTGGCCTTGAGGGTGATCGTGGGCGGGCACTGACAAGGGTTGTCGATGTAGACGACGCCTGAATCGCTCTGGCCTTCAATATCGGCCGTGATGGTTGCGGTCTCGGCCGTAGTGCCCGCGACAAGAAAATTTATCGCAATGCCCTCGGAGACATAGTCGATAATCAGCAGTTGATCGCAATAGGCCAGCGATTCCGTGAGGGTGATGGTGTTTCCAGAAATCGTGTATCCGGCATCCGCCAGGTTGTTGGCTCTAGCGCGGTCGGAATAGGAGTAGAGGCCATACACGCTGCTGGGTGGGAAATCGACATCGACATCATGATAGTTCGTCGCCCGCTGCACTTCGCGCTCGATCACGATCTCCTGCGTGTTGCTCGTGGGGGTGGTAAGAGCCGCATCCTCCGCGTCAGTCGACCAGGACACGCAAAGGCCATTCACGGGCAAGCTGTCTGCGTCCTTTACCTGCGCCATCAGCTTTGACCGCGCCTCGCCGTCCGCAGGAAGACATTGCGATAAAACAGAAAGGGCCACGGAATATCCCGCCAGGGATCCTGATGGCGTGATCCGGACGCGATTGCCGAAGGTGGGCCACTCCGGGGATTCGGAAATCTCCTGGATCTCTGCGTCCGTCACCGTCGCGTCTGCTGCGCTCGGAGAGTAGTCGATCCGCTTGATGCAGACATGATCATTCCTGTCCGTGGTGACCAGGGCGCCGGCCAGGGCCGCTAACTGGGTGATGACCTCTATCGGGTAAATGGCGTCCACCTGGAAGCTGTAGGCATGGATCACGAAATCGTCGATTTCGCTGTAAGTCTCGTCCCAGGTGAGCCCTGCGAGATCGCACATCTCCTCGCAGATGGCGAAGAAGGTGGTCTTTTCTTCCCATATCTTGGCCACCTTCGGGGCGAAGGGCTCGCCCAGGGCCGCCGTCTTGGAGCGGCCCCAGACCCCCTGCAGAATCTCTGACTGGCTGGAGGAGGAAAGGGCAGGCCGTTCCAGGTAAAACGATCCCTGGCTCACGAAGGAGGTTCCGATTCTGGTAAGAATTTCGATCTGCGGCGTCTCCGGGAGGAGTGAGAAATCGAGGCTGTCGTAGAAGTCCTTGTCTACGATGTCGAGCGACATCTCCCGGAAGGGGCTCTCCAGCGAGGCGGTGATCGAGAATCGGCCGACCTTGTCGGAAATGTCATCGCCCTCGAACGTTATTTTCCAGCCGTAGCTCATCAGGGTCCGCTCACGGTTTCCAGGGAAAGACCGCAGTCCCCGGTTTCTGTTTCGACCTTGCTTACAACGACCAGGTTGATCTCATAGCTCCAGGCATCCTCTCCGTGCGCGGCCCAGAGAAGATCGCGGCGGTACTTGAACCCGTTCGGCCTCGCGAATCGCACGAGCCAGATGTCATAGCCGTCCGTGAAATAGTACTCGCCGTCTACCGCATCGTGAAGAATCTTCAGCGCGGCTACAGTGGCTGAAGAAAGCCCTACCGAATCATAAGCGGCATCGGAAAACGACAGGCGCAGGTCCTCATTGAAAACACCGAAATCCTGGACTACAGCGCCTCCCAGGGTAGGGAACACCGCGCCCCGTCCCACCTCTCCGGAGGCCAGGTCATAGGCGCCGAAAAGGGGAGGCTGATCCAGAACTACGAGAGAGGATGGCGCAGGATCAGCAGTGGCCGGATCGGTCGTAGCGGCGATCTCTTTGGAATAGAACGCAAAATCAGGCACGATTTATCCTTTGCTCAACCCCATTTTAATGAGCTCTTTTTCGAACTGCTTCACCATGCTGCGTGTCACCCTAGTGCTGCCAACAACTGTGAGCGGCATCTCGGCTGCGCCGGCCTGGAACCGGATCGTCATGGTCTCCCGTGCGCCTGCGCCTGGAACCATCCCGCCCTCCTGGAACGCGAATCTGGCCTCGGGCATGGCGGGCACTGCCAGGTTCGAGAAGAGACCTCCGATCCGGGCTCGGACCATGCCGGTGAGATCCAGCTTCATGGAGTTGAGCGAATCGAAGAGTGCCGCTCCGTATTTTGCGACCGCCTCCTTCCGGATCACAAATTCCCCTGCTTCGAGCTTGGCATTGATCCGGTCCCCGCCGCCATAACCGCTGAGCTTTCCCCCCAGCGCCAGACCCGCAAGCCCGCCTGCGGCGTTGGCTTCAACATGGTGGGTCACAACCGTAATATGCTTGGTTTCATCCCTGGTGAGGGCATTGATGGCGTTCTGGGCCGATTCAAGCCCCCTGAGCGTGATCTGGACGTTAGCCTCCCGCTCCTTGGCGATTTCATCGAGATGCTGCTTGATCCCGTCTGCCGTGGCGGTCCATTGGGCCGCTGCGGTCTCGGCCGCCGTCTTTTGCTTTCCGTAGAGATCTTCCACGAAGCGGCCCACTTCCGTGATGCCGTTTATGGCGACCTGTTTGGTCTCCTCGATGGATTGCACGACCACGTCCTTGCCGCCCTCTGTCTTTTTGACTTCGTTGGCCAGATCCGCGTAAAGGCTTTCTGCGTCCTTGGCCAGTTTTTCGGCGAGCTCGTAATCATTCTGCGCCAGGGCCTGCTTGGCAGAGGAGAGCTTCTCCTCGGCCTGCCGCCGCCTGTCGTTCCAGGCCAGCTCCTCGTCCAGCCCCTTGCGGTTCAGCTCGCGGATCTTATCCTGTGTGGAGAGGCGGGCATATTTGATCTTTTCTTCCCACTCGATGGCTTTCTTTGCGTAATCCTCGGCCTGCTTCCTGGCTTCCTCATAGGACTTTCTGGCCTGTTTCTCGAACTCATCGAGCTGTTCTGTCGTGGCGGCCACGGCCTGGGCTGGTTTCTTCATCGCCTCGGCAGCGCCTGTGGCGACCTCGCCCACCTTCTGAAACCCCTCCTGGATCTCCTGAAGTCGAGCGTTCACATCGGCAAGCTGCCTCTGCGCTTCCATTGCCTCATCGGTGAAAGTGCCGAGCCAGGTTTTCTCCTGGGCCTTGGTTTCGAGCTGGTTCTGAAGGGTCGTATAATAGGCCCTGGCTTTGGCGAGCTTGTCCCTGAGGTCGTCGAGTTCCTGCTGGGCGAGCTTTGTCAGATCGTTCGGCAGCTTTACGTTCTTGAAATCTTCGTACTTGCGCATGAGCCGGTCCGCGTTCTCGCGCAACCGATCCTGCGCCTCCCCGGCCTGGGCCGCAGCAGCACGCCATTCAACGAAGGCAGCGATAGCTCCTGCCACCTTGTCGGCTGACCATGCCGCTACAGCGAAAAGCGCGGCTTTGCCCAGAGCCCCAGCAAATCCAGTCGTTGCCGCCACGGCTGCATTCGCCACCGCGATAAAATTTCTAAACCACGAAATAATTCCCATACCGGTCATGACGGCATTGAGCGCGGTGATAACTGTCACCAATTTCCCGACCACGGAGACGGCAGCCGCAGTGCCCAGGATTGCCAGGACCACATTTTTCCATTCTGCGACAAACTGGATAGTCTTTGCCGTGAGCGTAATGATATCGGCGACAAATTTTCCGATGTGGCCGGCGTTTTGCCTTAACATTGACGCGACCTGGTTGAGCGCTTCGGCGATCTCCTTGTTGGACGTTACCGCGTTTTCCACCTCTTTACGCACCAGAGCCAGAGCCCCTCCGAATGTCTTCACACTCCCCGCTGCCCGGCCTTGGATCTCTGCGGTCTGTTGTAGAAAGGCCTGGTAGCGCACCTGAGCCTTTTCCAGGTCGGTCAGTTTCTCCCAGGCGACGCCCGTGGCATTCGCGCTTTCATAAATCGTTTTTACGTAGTTCTCGTTGAGCGTGAGTCCCAGAAACTCCGCAGATTCGGCCTCGCCCCTCAAAGCGGCGGTCACCCGCTCGATTGCTCCTTCGAGCTCAACCTTACCGGCGCCCAGGTCTGCGGAACGCCTGATTACTTCCTCCATCTGGTCCTTGCTGAGACCCAGCCTCTTGGTCATATCCACGGTGCGGGAGACGGCGTTCTTGAGGGCCGTATCAGAATAGATCTGGAGCTCGTCGGAAAGCCTCCGAATCGTGGTCTCCCATTTCTGCGCCGAGCCGATGTTCCCGAATTCGCGGTTTGCTGCCTTAAGGCTGGTCTCCATGTTGTAGGCTGCTGCCTGGCCCTCCTGAAGCACGGAGGCCAATTTGCCGAGGGTTACAACCGTACCGCCGATCCCGGCAAGGCCCATCAGTTCGGATCGGAGTCCGGAGACCATCCTGCGGCCATTCCCGATCTGATCATTGAATGTTTTCCAGGCTTGTCTAGCGCGGTTCGTGAAATCGAGAAAGGACTGTCCTGCTGCCTTGATCGTGAGAGTTATGGTTTGCCCTTGCATATTAGCGCCCTCTGCCATAGAATCTGAAAATGCTCATTGCACTGTCGAATATTTTCATAGCCATCGCGCTCTTTTCGGCCGCCTGGTCTTTCGGGTGGGGATGGCCAGGTTTTTGTTGTTCCCTCATCGCTCTCAACATCATTCTCAGCGTCCTTTTCCGCCGTAGAACCTCATAGCTCACAGGGTGTTGCGCAGGGGACGGCTTCCACGCCGTTCCGCTTTGAGCTTCTTCCCGTGGTGGATAGTCTTAAAGGCCGGATGATCGGCAGCGGCTTTTCTCCCTGGGCTACTCCGGGCTTCCCTGGAGAACAAAGATCGCCATTCCCTGGGGCCTGCGTGCATTCCGTAGCGCACCGCCAGGGCCATTTCTCTAAGCCGGTCCTTTCTGATCCGAACGTGTTCCTTTTGCATGGCGACGAAAAACGACAAGCCATACTGCAACACCCCTATGTGGCCGGATTCGATAAGTTCTGAAATAGCCCCAATAAGCTCTTCATGAAATTCTCTTTGACCTGGACCGCCAGGGCGCTGAGCCCGAGCCGGTCCGCCAGGACGAAAAAAGCGGAGTTGACCTCCCGCCAGGCCTGGTAAACCTGCTCGATCTCGGAGGGCGTCATGGTCTTGAAATCATCGATTTTCAGATCCGTCATCTTGATGAGATGCTTTTCGAGCAGCGCCGAGAGACTGAAGGGTTCCTCCTTTGCAGCCTCTTCGCTCTCGCCAAGGATGTCCAGGATGTCCTGCACGCTAAGCTCATTGACCATGATCTCCCTGTTATCGATCTTGACGACTTTACGTTTTCGCATAGCGCTCCCTCGTCCAGGATAGGTCCTGTTGGACTTATTGGACCTATGCGGTGGTTGTTGTCGTGCTGCTGCTGCTCGTGGTCGTGGTCGTGGTCGTCGTGTTGTAGATGTCGAACCACGGGCTCTCGGCATGATTCGTCGTGTCCTTCAGGCCCTCGAAGACGTGCGGAAGCGTCATCCATTCGTCCGCGATCAGCCCTTGAGCTCCGTTCAGGCGCAGTTTACCCCGCCAGAATTCGTAGATTCTATTGGGTCCCTCTGGGTTGTCCTGCTTGAAGCGCAGGGCATACTCCTGACTCACGTTGGACAGTCCGTGGATGCGACGCCCCTCCTGCGTCCCCATAAAGGCACGGACCAGGTTCGCGTCGCTCATCTCATCGAGTGCAAAGTTGCAGGTATATCCCGCTTCGAGTACCACGATCTTGTCCTTTTCCCTGAGGCCGCTCCTCTTCGTGTAGTGGGGCAGCTCCTCGATCGTGAGCTCGAAGTTGAATTCCGTGCAGTTTCCCGCATCCTCATAAGCGCCTGGGGCGCCGCCTGTAAACGTCGCGATCGATAGTACCCCTCTTCCGAGGGTGTACAGTTCGCTTGATGGATTGCTCTGAGGCATGGTGTTTCCTCCTTTTTAATTTCAACTTTGAAATTTCACATTCAAGATGGCGTTCTCACTGTTTTCGTTTCATAACTTGCCGAGTAGATGCAAATCCCCCTGGCCGGCGCAAACGCCACCACCGACTCCCCGCTACAGGACAGGGGCGGCCACAAGGCCACCAAGCTCTTTCGGTGAAGGGCCTCCCTGGCCAGGGTCAACAGGTTGTAGACTCCGGGGCTCGCGGCATCTCCTCGGGTAGCGAGAGCGCTTCCCCGCACGTTTCGGTCCCCGACGACCAGGGTGACGGAGAGGATCTTCTCGTCATAGCGGTTGCGCGGCTGGATCCTCAAGTCCCCCACCACCACGTAAATGGCCGGAAAGCGAAGGGTAGCCTCCTCGATCTCTTCCGCGTCGAGTTGGTCCGCATAGGGTTCAAGGGTCCTGAGGCCATTGGCCTTTAGCGGCTCCAGGGCGGCTATCACTGCGTCTTCCCATAGTTCAAATTCGTGCATCCTTATTTTTTATAGGCCCTATTCGACCGATTCGACCTATCCTCCTAATACTTGTCCATTGTTGTTGAGTCGAAAACCTTGGTCCTCACCGACGTCTGGGCCGCTCCCGCGTAATTTCCCTCCTCCACCGGGTCGGGCGGCGGATGACTGCCAAGGGTCAGTTCGCCCTTGGCGACCTTTTCCAGGAACCGGATCGCGTTCTCGTACCTCTTCTGCCGCGTTTCAGGGACAGACTCCGTGATCCGCGCATAGAGATTATAGATCGCGATGTCGATGTTGAGCTTCTCAAGGATCGCCGGGATGGAGGACAGGGGCAGGTCGTAAAGGCTTCCGAGATACGTGTTGATCTCCTCGGCCCCTGCCTCGATGGCCTCATCGACTTTTTCCTCATCGATAGCGCCCCGGTCCTCGTCATCCGTCAGCCGCATGAGAACATCCATCGGCAATGCCTTCTGGATGTTCTCCAGGTCGCAATAACCCATAGCTCACTCCGTGATTCTCAAATTTGACATTTCAAATTTGAAATTCTCTTACAGCACCTTCGCGTACACCACGGCTCCCGGTCTCTGGAGCACCGGAAGAGGCCTCGTTTCCGCCTTGATCCACCGTCCGCTCGGATCATTCTCCTTCCAGCTCTTGGAGAAGTAGAGGACCCCGGCCCCGGTCGCCCCGATGTTGCCGACCCCGCCGGGGGCGTCGTCGTCCACGATGGGCGCATAGGGCACATCCACCAGATCCTGACACAGCCCGACCAGGAGGATGTAGTTATCCGGGATCAGGTATTGACGGTTGCCCTTCTCATCCAGGAACGAGTCATTGACCTCGATCATCTCGACGTTGGAGAGGCGCGAGATCCTGCCGGTCTCCGCGATCTGGCCGCCCTGCCCGTAGCGCAGGAGCTCCCGCACGCTGGTGATGTTCAGGAGCGCATCCATGACGTTCCCTGCCATGAAGGCCACCCACCCTGTGATCCCTGCGTAGGCGTCCTTCTCGATCAGCCTCTGCCAGATCCGGAGGCGTCCGATCGGGTTGGAGTTGGAGGTGTCGCTCCAGAGCGATGTTCCCGTCAAGACGATGATGTGCGTGGAGTCTAGCCCATAGTCCACCAAGGCCGTGGTCATGTCCGAATCGTAGATCACGCCCTTGAGCGCATTCGCGGCCCAAAACTCCAAGGTGCGGTCCATGATGCCTCTCATGTCCATCTGCTCCCTGGCGATCCGGGTCTCCATCATCTCGGTCTGAACCTGATCGCCGTAGGCCCTGAGGGCATTCAGCTCAGAGGTATGAATAAAGCGCTTCTGCGCCAGTCTGGGCGCCGTGAGGGTCACCGTGACCCGGTTTGTCTTATCCGTCACTACGGCAGGAGCGTAGACGGATATGTTTTTGAGCACCTTTTCGCTCCCGGAGATCACGTCGAAGGCCAGCCGGTCGCTCGGTTCCAGGTGTTCTTTGCCCCGGAAAATGCGGTCATAGATTTTCATGCCCGGCGTCACCATCTGGTTGATCGCCGTAGTTAATACTCTTACGAGAAACAGATTGTCCATTTTCCTCCTCCTCTTTGATTTGAAATCTCACATTTCAAGTTTAACTCCCCCGCTTATGCCGTTGTCGTAGTCGTGGTGCTGCTGGATGTCGTTGTGGTGATGTCAGCCACGTTCTCCTCGACGATGATGCCGTGGTCAGCCAGGTTCGTGATCGCCGCTCTTTTGTTGAGCGTGGTGATCGCCGCAGGCCAAATCAGATCCGTCTCGCGATACTTGCCCACGAAATACGCCTGGACCTTGGTCACGGTACTCGCGTTATTAGCTGCGTCCTCGGCCAGGATGGCCCTGGCGTTCGTTGGCGAGCCTGCCGTGAGCTGCTGCCATGTCGTGCCATTGGTCGCCACCATCTCCAGCACCGTACCCCTGGACAGGGCCCCCGCCGAAATCTTGAGGTTGATTTCCTTCTGGATGTGGACATCTCCGGCCACGAGCTGGCTCAGGGCCTCGGTGTCCGATGTTCTCGTCACTCCGTAAGTCGCCATTGTCTCCCCCTCCTCATGAATTTGAAATTTGCGATTTCAAATTTGAAATTGTCCTACGCCTTCATCGGCGTCACCTTAGCCGCGATCCGCTTGCCCGTCTCCACCTGCTGCTGCAAGTCGGTCTGCTGGGCTCCTGCCAGGCTCTTGGTGGCGAACTCCGCGAAGATCGGGATCTTCTCGAAGCTCTCCAGGAAATCCTGCATCCATTTGAGCGCGGGCTTCTTTCCGGTCTCACCTTCGCTGAACTGGATCGTCCGCTCCGCGTCCAGGCTTTCCATGAAAACGACTAGCCCGGCATCCCTCCAGGCGGGCAGGATTTTGCCGGCCTTGACCCGCTCTTCGACCCAGGCGGAGAGATCCTTCCTGCTCTGCTCTTTAGCGGCGGCTTTGCTTTTTTCCGCGAACTCAGCCTCTGCCTGGGCCTTGGCTTCCCTGGCCGCCATTTCCGCAGCCTCCTTTTTGGCCTTTTCGAGGTCGGCTTCTGAGAACTGCTTTCCGTCTCTTCCGCCGAATAGCTCCGTGTCTCCATCCTCTTCGGCCTGTTTCCAGAACTTGAAAATCTCCATGAATTCTTTGAACGTCATTTTTCTCCCTCCTTGGTTTTTGGTTTTCTCTCCATCCGATCCATCGGATCGGTCCGATACCCCCCCCTCCTCAAACTCGAAACTCGTCCCCTTGTCCTTGAACCCGATATCCGCCAACCCCTTGACGGCCGGAGGCACAGCGCCCAGGAACCCCACGTGCCTGAGGGATCCGTCCGGGTAAAAAGCCGCGCTCCGTTTCTTGAAAAGCCCCTGCTCTACGGCGGCAGCAAACTCCGGCACGACCTGCCTGGTCTTCGCGAGCAAAACCTTGACGCCATCCTTTACCGTGCTGCCAAGACTTTCGACCCATCCGTAGGCAGGCGCATTGTCCGCAGGATGGCCGATCACTATTGGCGGCTCGTGCTCCGAGGGTCTGAACTTGGCGAGCGCTTTGTCAATCAGGGCGTCGCCGTCATGTTCCCTCCCTTCGGAATCGACCTGTTTTCCTCCCCTGAAGATCTCGATCCAGTCGCCAAAGCCCTTGAATTTCATTGCATCCCTCCAGCGTTTTGTCGCCGATTTCGTTCCTTTAGGATAGGTCCAATTCGACTCATTTGACCTATCTTCCTCCCCTCATGAAATGTTCGATAATGGACGATCTGATCTCGTCCCAATCCGTCCGCTTAACTCCCATGAACGGCCTTTTCGGAATGTCGCCCCAGGGCAGGACTGTTTTCCGTTTGTGTTCCTTCACCGTCACGTCCCTCGGCGCGATTGGCTTCCCGAAAGCCTTGGTGATCCTCCGCACGTGGGCCTTGACCGTAGCCTCCACCGTGCCGAACGACCCTTTCCCCGCCCCGAACTGGTGGACAGCCGCATATTTCACCGGGGTCCCGATCTCCACCCGGTCCGCGTAGGCCCTATGATGGATCGAATTTCTCAGGACCGCCGTATCCACGAGAGTGATCCCACCCTGGATTATCGCCCTCAGGGACTTCTTCCAAGGCACGCCCTCCGGCGACCGCTCGGCCCTGAAGTTCTCTATGACGCTATCCCGCACGATCTGGCCGATAACGCCCATTGGCCGCGTCAGGTTGCCCATTCGTTTCTGCATCAGCTCCAGCAGGGGGCTTACCTGATCCTCTACTTTGATCTCTAGGCTAACAGCCACTTGACAAACCCCAAAAAGTGTGGTAAAAGTCTTTCATGCTTTACGATCAAACCCACATAGATCTCGCCCGAGAGGCCGGCGCTCCGGATCCGGAAGGCAATGCCCGCCGCGCCAGGGAAATTCTTTCACTCCTGCACAAACAAGCATTCAGCGAAGCCAAGAGTCGTCTAAAGAGCATCACGAATCCTGCAATCCGGGAAGACCTCCGTGTCGCCATCGAGTTTGATGAAACCTGCCGCTGCATTCCTACGCCCTGAGCTCACTCAAAAGATTATTGAATTTCACGTTGTCGAAGAATAATTCTCCAAAATCCCCGCTTTCCATCACCCTGGGCTTCTTCGCTTTGATCGCTTTCCACATCTCAGCCGAGTAATCCGAAGGGTTCTCGACCAGGTTGAGCCTGTCCAAAAGAGCCTTCTGCTCGATTTCATCGATGCCGGCTGCCCTGAATATCGACTGGGATCTTTCCACCCAGGGCTGGTAGCCCGTCGGGTGATAGCCGACCACGTTCCGCACCTTGGAGAGGTCGTACTTGATGCCGCTTGAGCGGAGGAACTCCGGCAGCCTGTGCCTTGCCCAGAGATCGTTTATCGTTTCCGCGAGCGATCTGAACGCAAGGTCATTCTGGTAACGGTAGTTATCGAGGTCACGGCCCAGGTGGTGGCCGAACTCATGGACCAGGGTCTTCGATGCGTTGGCCTGGGCCTGGGTAGAAACCTTTCCCGCCCGAAGCGCGCCCGCCACTTCGTCAGCCAAATCCGTGCGGAGTGCGATCTTGCCCGTCGCATAATCGGCATAGCCGTTCCAGGCCATAGCCTCGCTCCTGATCTGTATGGCCTGTAGAGAGGTCTTGACGCCGGCTTCTGCAAATCCATCGCGCATCAGGGTGACATTCGAGGCGAGATCCTGGAGCCCCTCTGGCGGGAGTCCCGGCAGGCCCGCTAGATGACGCCTGCCCTCCGGGCTGTATTTCGTGAAATCCGGTTGCCACTTCACCTTGCCCACGTTGTAGTCGAACCCTTCATCCGGATGGATGAAGGGCGGGGGGCTCTTTTCTTCCTCGATGCCGCGCTCGATCCTCTGTTTTTCGGATAGAGTTCTCACCGTGCAACGGCAGTTGTATCCGAGCGGAGGGTAGAACTTGTCCCAAAAGGGATGGTCGAAACGGTAAACTTTTCCGTCCAGGGCCGCATGAGACGGCCTGGTCCTGCTGTCCATGACCGCATCATAAACCCAGTAGGGCCGCGCCTCGGCAGCCTCAAGCATGCCCCGGTAGCGCCCGGCCTGGTAAGCGGATTGAAGGTTTGTCCGGTAGATCGTGTCCATTCTCCAGGGAGTGATACGCTTTCTCACCTTGCCGTCAGGCATGACGATCTCGGCCTTTTCACCGCTCGGCGCAAACCAGCCCTTCTTTTCGAGCCTCGCCCTCAGTTCGCCCTTGAACTGGTTGAGGGGGATCCCCTCTGCCACTGCCTTTGAAACCTCCTTCCGGATGTCCTCAAGAACGTCCATCGCCGTCACGCGGGCGACCGTAAAGGCCTGGATGTGCTCCCTGGCCCAAACGTCCCGGAAAGAATTCGGGGAGAGCCGGTAGCCCTTCTCGTTGAAGAACTCGATGGCCTCCTCGAAAGGCAATGGTTTCAGTTTAATGTCAGGCATTTTTCTTGGCCCTCACATATCCCCACAGATCTGCCACAAAAAGCGCCCTGGTCATCAGTCTCTCGAAAGCCGTGGTATCTAGGTCAGGGTAAGCCTCGTAAATCCGCTCCGCGATCTCGCTGTAGTCATTCGCCCCCTGAATCTTGTCCAGAATCGGCGCCAGAAGCGTGGAAATAGCATCCCCCTGCGACTCGGCCACGTCTTTCGATAATTGGTCTATGGCTCCCTGAGAAAGTCGATCCTGGGCTTGATTTTCCGCGAACTGCCCCTGTTCTATGGGTCCTATTTGACCTATTCGACCTATATTTGTCGGTTCCCCCACCACGAAATCGTTTTCCTCCAGGTTATAGGCCCGCTGATAGTACTCCGCCATAAACCGCACCCCCTGTCGTGTGAGCACCTCGTCCCGGTCTGCCAACTCCTTTTGGACATCCTCCTCCTCGAAAAAGGCAAACTGCGGCGCCGCGCTTCCTGCGAAATTCAGGGCCGTGAACCAGCGGAAAAGCTCGTTGAAAGTAGCCGTCATCATACGCTTGTCCTGCTCGATCAGGTCCTGCCGGACTTCCATGTGAGTTTGGGATGCTGAGTAGGACCCGGTCTCCCCCATTTCCGTGGTGAGGGTCTGTCCGAGGATCGCCTTGGAGATCTCCGCGTTCGCGGCCTCGATCAGGCCCGAATAGACCTGGGCGCTGGCGGTCTTGCCCTGGGATTCGTGGATGTCGATGCTTTCGTCGTCATTGATCACGGCCACAGCGTCCTGCACCATGCCCCCGAGCTTGGTGAGCAGGAGACTCCGCTCTGTCTCGTTCGTCGTCCTCGGCACTTTCCCGATCACCCAGGGCATGCCGTACTTTTCCGTGAAAATGGCCCAGAACTTGAACCCGCCCTTCTTGAAGGCCACGGGCCAGAAGCACCTGGCCAGGAGCCGTTCCCCGTAAGGGTTCTGGTAGCTCGCGTGGTGTCGAGCCAGCAGAAACTTCATCGGGGGCAGGTCTTCGCCTTCGATCATGTTCTTGCGGGAGAGAAACCTGAGCTTGTTTTCGATGGAAAACACGAACCACTCCGGCGGCTTGCCCTCGACCTTTTCAGGCCACCACTGGGCGCCAATAATCTTCCCATCCCCCTCGACGGGGGAGGGCAGGGTGGGGGTGAATGTTCTCCACCCGACCTCAAGGGGTGACATCCCGAAAAAGGGCGCCTCCAGCATGTCGGTAATCACCTGGTAGACGTTGATCTGCGTCATGAACTCCTTGACCGCGTCTAGCACTCTGCGATTCGCCCTGACGGACCCTTCGGTCCCTTCGCGGATCTCCCACTCGCACGAGAGAGTCCCGCTCTTTCTGGACTGGTAACAGCTCCACACATGGGCATCGGTGAGAAGGTTCCGGTATACAGGCAGGGTCTGCCCGAGCTTTTCGAGCACCAGGTCCGGGTCCGGAAGGTAGGCCCAAAAGCCCATCCAATCGATGGTCCTGCTCCTTACCGCGATGTCGGATAAAAGCCTTTCGGTCTCTCCTTTGGGGCTGTCCATCTCCACAAACCGGCTCTCGTTCACCCAGAGTTTCATATTCCTCCATCTGAAGCTTTTTGCTTTGAGCTTTGAGCTTCTTTCACTTCCCGTTCCATGCCTCTCCGTAACAGCAAGTTGCAGATTGCCTTAGTAAGCTCCCATATCGCCTCTTCTTCTTTGTAATCGTCAATCAACGATGAGCCTCAGCGCCGGATTCGGATTTCCGATGGCCTTATAATCATAAAGACGGCAGGCCTTTCGAAATCTAAAAAACTGCTGGTCGATTCCAACCTCCCGCCCCACGTATCATTCCGAAACGCTTTCACCTGGAGATTGTGTTGTCCTACCGATACGCTCTCCAAGTCCACGATCACCGCCACGAGTGTCCCGGCGATGGTCTGCTCCGTATACGGCACGTCCAGCCATGCCCCTCCGTCCAAAGAGTAGGCGTAACCGTCCGCGTCTGCCTGAGGATCGCACACGGCCCACGGGGCCGCCTGGGCCAGACCTGCTATGGCCAAAAGCATCATCAATGTCATCAAAATCGCTTTTTTCATTTTCTACTCCTTTGAGCTTTCAGTAGGGAACGGGTTCCATCCCGTTCCTGGTTTAGTGTAGGGAACGGCTTCCACGCCATTCCGCTTTTTAATACGCCGCATAATTAGGCCGACCGTAAAACTCCATAGCCTTCGCTCCCCTTGCCCCAGAGCTAATCACCACGGGCATGGCCGCCGGAGATGACGCCGCGTGAAGTGCCAGCGCCAGGGCCCAGAACCTGTCCGCATGCCCGCCCGGCCCCCGATCCGAATCGAACCGGATGTTCCCTGCCGCTGTCGTGGTTTTCCGAATCGAGCGGAGGTCCGCCCTGATCTTGTCGTCTCGCGGGATCCGGATGGACTGGTCCTCGAACCCAGATCTCACCGGGTAGGCCAGCTCCTCTTTCACCGCGCCCGAGAACCGGACCGCCTCGACCCTGTAGCCCCCGAACTTCTGCTGTGCCCTTTCGGCGAACTGCATGCCCAGCCCGGTCGAGTCGATGCAGCACCGCTTCATGCCGGGCAGGGAGAGCAGGTCGTAAAGGACCCTCTCCTGCTCGGAAAAGGCAATGCCCTGGAGCGTCACGATCTTCCGCGTGAAAAGCGTGCCCGTGATCCGCTCGATGGCCCAGATTACGGTGAGATCATGGGCACGGCCAACGTCCACTCCCAGGTAAAGTTCCGTCGGCTTTCGATCTCCAATGAACCCGGCCTCGCTCATCTCCCAGTCCTGGGCCGCCCGGTATTCGCAGGAAGCGATCAGGTCATAAGAGAGGAACGCGCCCTCGTCGTCGGCAGGCACGCACATATACTCCTGGAGGAACTGCTCCTCCGAGGCGCACTCCTGCTTCACCATGTCGAAATACTGCTGCTCGTCCATCGCAAGGACCGGGTCGTCGGCAGGCAGCACCTGCTGCACCTTGTAGAGCAGGCCCTGGTCCAGGGCGTTCTGGAGCGTGACCGTGTGGAGGGAGAAGTTTTTCGGGTTGCCCTTGTGCTTGATGTCTTCCACTAGCTCGTTGAAATAATTGGCCGAGCCCCGGTGGGTCGAGATAATCTCGATGCTTCCGCCCCAGGTTTTGCCCGGCTGGGCAATGGTGTAGAGCTTGCGCGGGTCCGGGTGAAGAGCGAACTCGTCCAGGACCCTGCCGCCCCGCTTTCCGGCTTGGGCATCCGGGTTGCTGCTCATCGAGTGGATTCGTTTACCGTTGGCGAAGTGGAGCACGTAGGCGCTGATCTTCTTTTCCGGCTCGATCACGACCATGCCCAGGTCCTGGGCCGCGGCGTTCAGAATTCCGGCGAAGCGCTTGCAGTCCTCCAGGAAGAGCCTGGCCTGGATCTCGTCACGCGAGGAGACCCACTGGTCGTGCTTGGCCTCACTGGGGGCTGTCCGCTCCACGCAGGCATAGGCCGTGGACCAGGAGACGCCGATCTGCCGGGATTTCTCCATGAGCTTTAGCCTGGAGGCATCGTCGATCCAGCGCTGCTGGAAGGGCAGGAACAGCCGCTTCGGCTGGGGAGGAATGACTTTAGCGTTCCCTTTTTTCTTCACTCTTCACCCTTCCTTGAGATCTCAAATTTCAAATTTGAAATTTCAAATTCCCTCTCGCCTCTCGCCTATTGCCTTCTTCAGCCTTCACCCTTCACCCTTCTTCCTTCATCACAGTCCTATCTGCTCCCTCAATTGGCGGATCGTTTCCGTGGTCAACACCCTGTCGCCGCCCTTTTCCGCTGTTTTTTCCAGCTCGTCCAGTTTTCTGACCACCTGCTCGGCCTTATCCCATCGTTCGATCAGTGCCCCAAGCTTGCTCAACGTGTCCATCATGGCCGCGCTGACTTCCGGGGGCCTCAGCTCCTCGACATATTCGAGTTGCCGGTCGAAGAGATCCTTGAGCCTCTGGATGTTGCCTCGCTTCTGCTGCCTGGCCCGGTCCCACTCGTCGAATTCCTCGTCAGGGGCCTTGGTCATCGCTTTCCACTTGGAGACGGTCTGGGTGGATACCCCGAGTGCCTCTCCGATGTAGGTAAGCGTTTTCCCCTCCACATACATGCGCTTTGCAATCGATTCGAGCTCGGCCCTGGCGCCCTTTTCAGCCATCGAGTTCCCTTTCCAGTTTGCTGATCTCGGAAAGCACCCCCTGGAGCTCGGCATAGGCCATGACGAGATCGTCCATCTGCCCGGCCGCCTCCGGCACGTTCATCTCCGGCACCTTGTGGATCAGCGGGTTCAGGTTATGCCTGATGACGCTGCAGAGCTCCGTGATCTGATCGTCCAGCTCCTTCTCCTTGTAGCGGAGGTTTGTGAGCTTGACCCTCATTTGTTCCCGTTCGAGACTCATTCGGCCTCCCTAATCCGTTGATAGCAAGGGATTCGGTTCTCAAGAAAATCCGTCAGCTTCTGATAGGCCTGCGTGTTCAGGCGGATGGTATCGATATGCTCCACGTCACGCTTATCCAGACGCTTGCAGACGTTTTCATAATCTTCGACCAATCTCACGTTGTTCCGGTACATCTCCCGCTGCTCGATCATGTCCTGCTTGTAGCGATCCAGGACCGTGTTCAGGTCGCGCTTGTGGATCTCGGCCTGTTCTCGGATCTGCCTCCGGTCAGTCCACCAGACCAGGATGAGCACCCCGAGAGTTCCGAATTTGGAGGCGAGTTCCAAGGCAAAGGCCAAGTTGATCCCGTCTACCACTGAGCTTTCACCTTTGAGCTTCTTCTGGAAACACGATGGCAGCCGCGTTGTCGATGATATTGGACACAGGCTTCTCGATTTTGGCCCAGGTGTCAGCCTGGCCGCCCGTGCTCGCAGCAGTGATTCCACAGACGATCGCCTTGGTAGCCTCCATCACCATCGCCTTCTTATCGGCCCCTGACTTTGGTTTATTTCCGAACGCACGCTCCGCCACGCCCATGAGCGTGACAATGGCCGGAAATACCTGTACGAAAACTGCCAACCATTTGTTCATTTTTCTCCCTCCGTCCTATGTGCTCTCCGAGATAAGGTTGCAAATTTCCTCTGCTCTACTCGGCACCTGCTTCGCGTATAGGCTTCTTCGGATCTGCTCCACCATCCGGCCCCAGTCGCCGGCACGGCCGGCCAAGATCATTTTCTTGAACTTCAGAAACCGCGTTTTCCCAAGGTTGAACATCATGCTCGTCATGGCCGACTGCACGTCCTTGTGCCACTCCCAGAAATGATCGAATATCCCGGCCAAATCTCTCTGGGCGTCGTGAAAATCGTTGTTGAACAGGAATTCCGCCTCCAGCTCGCTGATCCCCTTGTCGTCCAGGTTGCGGCCATAGCCGATGGTCGTTTTCCCTGCTGTGCACTTGTAGGGCTTCAGCCTCAGCCCCTCGTGTTTCTTGACCAGCTCCTTCGCATCCATCTTCCAGCCTTCACCCCTCTTCGTTGCCCGCTTCAGCGGGATGCCGCTATTTCCGGGCGCGGATGGTTGCGGCACCCCGCCTCCGCGAACTGCCCTGTAACGGGCCACGCGTCATTGGACTTTGCCCTGCGTTTTATTTTGTCGAAGTCGGATACGTCCTATCCGACCGATCCGTCCTATCCATCACCGGCCCAAAAAAAAGGCCCACTGCTCCGGATGTTCATCCAGAACAATGGGCCTCCAAGGGCCTCTGAGTTTTCACCCTGCCGGCATCCCGCCAGATTGGCCCTCCAAGGGGCTCTCAGGGTCAAATTGTTTCGTAGTGTACCAGTTTTCTCCATTGTTTCGTAGTGTACCAGTTTTCTCCGATGCTGCAAACTTTTTTTTATGTGTTCGCTAGTGATCCACACCAGCCCGCATTCAAAACATTTTTGCTGAATAGAAAAGTGACTCCTCGGGAGGTTCCCCTGCCAATCGAATAAGCGTTTTTCGCAGATCGGGCATAGAATCTGTGTTTTTGGCAATTTTATTTGCGGCATCCATCCTCGTCTCTCCATTTCACCCCTTTAACCCCTCATGCGGCCCCTTCGTGTCTTTATCGTGATTTCCTCTTATCCGTGTTTTGTCGCCGATTTCATTAACGCAGCACCGATTCAATGGCCACCTTTGCCGCAAGCTTGATCACGTCCAGTGTCAGGTCCAGTCCCTTTTCTCTAGCCAGTCCTTTAACCTTGTTCCATGCCGTGTGACTGCGGACCTTGTCCAGGAATTCATGGCCTTCCCATGTGAGGTTCTGGGCGATGCAGTGTACGGGCTTTGCCACGGCCTCTTTGCAGACTGCCGTGATCAGACCCCCGCCTTTAAGGAGCCACATATGATACGATACGATCTCGGCGTCATACCCTTCGACGTCCGATGACCGGAGGACGCCTGCGGATGACTCGCACTCTTCCAGTTTCATCAGGATCAGCCTGATCAATTCCCAGTCTCTTTTCATCTTTCGATCTTCCTCCTTTCGTGCTTTCGTGATTGCCCTTGACCTTATTCTGGCTCCTGGCTTCTACCATGTCCTTGCTTCCGCCATGACCGGCGCATACTCGTGCATGTAGAGATAATCCATGTTGTACCTCTGCCTCGCAAAGGTCTTCTCCATCAGGCTTTCATTTTCCCTCATCCTACCTAGGATGATGAGCGCGATGTCTTTCAAATACTGCTGCTCGTTTTCAATGGTGTGGATCCTCCGGTAGCTGCCGAAATCGAAGTAGAGCGCGTGATTCCCGGACACCTCCACCTGCTGGTCCAGGCTCTTGTTGAGCACCTGGAGCATGCCGCCGGAGAGCGCTGATTCAGGCACCACCAGGCCGAAACTTTCCTCCCTGGTCGGAAAGATGAACAGGTTCGAGCACTGGAAAAGCTCCCTCACCATGCGCTGTGAGATCCCGACTTCCCACTCTTTCTTGAGCGTGGAGGTGAAAACCACTTCCTCCCCCACCTTGAGGTTTTCTCTCTGCGCCACCTGGTGATACTGCTCCACGCTCTCCTTGTGCTGCCTGGCCGTGGCCCACTGGTTGGCGATCAGGAGGCACACGGACTGTCCCATGCGCTTGAGGTGCGAGAAGATCAGGATCACTTCGCGCACGCGCTTGGCCGAGAGCCGGTCCGCGCTGGCCGGCAGGATCTGCACCACGTCGGCCTGCATGATACCGGGCACCCGGTCGATGACCTCGCAGGTCTCCGGGGCAAAGTCAAACCAGGAGCGCAGGTCCTTGATGTGGTGGATGACGCGCACGTCCTCGATTGCGCCCCGATACCGCTCGGCGGCCACGAGACGGTCCGTCGCGTTCGGGAACACGAGCTTGTGCCTGGGCCTGTGGGGCCGGATGTCCCACCAGTCCTTGTCCCCGGACGGCACGCTGTGGATCCAGTGAAGCCACCTCGCATTCGGCAAATCCTTGCTCGCTTCGACGCACCCGAGCCAGTAGGGCAGGTTCCAGCCCGTGAAGATCCAGTCATGTGTGGAAATCACGTCCACGCCGGCCAGCTCACGGACCAGCATTTCAGCCGTCTGCTTGGCCGTCTCCTTGTGCTCCGGCGTCACCTCGCCGACGTTCCTATAATCCTTCAGGTGCGCGAAAGGCACGAGGGGCTTGATTTCCAGCTTGCCGGTTTCCTGGCCTCCCAGCTTTCTGGCCTCTTCAACGCTGTAATCCTCCGCCGGCGCCGGGTGCTGCTTCGCATGGTAAGCCGTCTGCACGAAGAGCTTCACCTCGTGCCCGTGCCTGGTCAGCATCCGCACCTGGTCCTTCACGATACCGGTCAGGCTATAACCCGGAATGAATTCCTGGAAACACGTTAGTATCGCCACTCTCATTTCTTCACCTCCACGTCGCGCTGGGAATAGAAATTCTGGATCATTTTTCTTGCATGCACCGGGCATATTCCATGACTTCCTTTGACCCCTATCCAATTAAGCACAGTCATTTTCCCTTCCGCCTCGCACCAGGCGCACAGCACAGGGAAATTTCTTTTGATCGGAATTGCCAAGGGGACAATGCTAGGGTCCATTTCAAGCCTCGGCCGCTAGGGGTTGCACCGAACATGGCTCGGTAATGGTTCCCAGCCACTTGACGAGCCAATGATACATGAATGATCCGCATTTCGGACAAACCTGCCCTTCGTAGATCTCTTCGCAGTCGAGACACAGTTTCGCTTTGTTAAGTTTCATCGCCCGCGCCCTCCCTTTTTAATCGACCACCGACCGCTGACCGGAGGCATCCGTTTGTTTGTCTGCTGTCTGCCGTCTGCGGTCTGCCGCCGTCAATTCGTAGCTGTAGACTTCCACCACCTTCTTATCCCCGCCAATCGTCAAGATCCGCTCCAGCGGCCACTTTTCAATGGCTTCCCGGTTCACGCTCACCGTCCGTTTCAGCCCGTCCTCCCACTTCAGCTCTTCTAATTTCGCGACCGCGTCCCTCGGGATACGGACTTTTGCCTCTTCTCCATAGAGCAGGATCCCCGCCTCCAGTGCCACCTGGTCTGTGCGGTCGAAGAGGTCTCCTTTGTGCCATTTCATGAGCTTAATAAGCTCGGCGTCCAGGGCGTACTGGATGTCCTTGAATTTGCCGATCGGATCTTCGTACTTCCTCTTGACCGCAGCCATCTCCTTCTCTGCCGCGATTTGCAGCCCTGCGATCCGCTCACCGACATCCGCCAACTTCCCCAACAACTCATTCGCTTTTTGCAGTAGCTCCATCGTCGTGATCCTCGATTTCAGATTTCAAAATGATCCTGTTAACCCTGGAAGTAGGAAACGGCTTCCCTGCCTGCGCCGCAGCGCCGTCACGGCAGGCACGCACGCCGTTCCGGTCTTTCACTTTCACCTTTGAGCTTCTCCGTGAGATAGGTTTAATCTCATCTGTCCGAGAAGCTCATCCAGGCTGATTTTCTGCATCTTGGCGATCATGTCGAACTTCTTGAGCGCCTCCTTTTTCCGCCTGCTGAAAAACTGTGAAAGCTCGTGGCTGCTTCTGGCCTGGTAATACCCGCCGCCCTCTCTCGTCCGCACCTCCCCGATCAGCGCGCCGTTGTACCGCAGCTCCGTGATGAGAGCCCTGATCATCCTTGTATCGTTGATCCGGTTCCGCCAGGGCTCCCCGAAAACCTGTTCGTGCAGTTCTCCCATGCCGATCGCTTTTTCCATCCCCATGTGACGCGACATAATTGTCAGGATCTTGACCTTGGCCTCGGCCTTGTTCATGATATTCTCCCTCCTTCATCCTTCAGCCTTGTTAACGCTCCTCTCATGCAATCTAGGTGCTTTTTCTCCCCGACTCTTGGCTTTGGCTCTAGTAGGGAACGGCTTCCACGCCGTTCCGGTTTTTGTTCTCCCAGTTCCCATGAGTTCGGTACTCGCCCACGATTGGGTTCCCCTAGGAGCGCGCGCCGATTTTTCCCACCAGTTCCCTGGCCCGTTTCGCGTTTTCTTCCGCTGATAACACACTCTCTTCTTTCGTGCTTTCGTCCCTTCGCGCTTTCGTGGTTGCCCTTTCTTCTCTTATGCGCAAATCTACGTCCAGCTTGGTTCTCGCCTCTTTCCGCTCCCTGTCGCTGATGCCCGCGAGCACGTGCTTGAGGTAATTATGGTTGGTGAAAGGCAGGGTCAGGTCCGCCTTGTTGTTCACCGCCGTGAGCGCCTCGACGATGCCACGTTGTGACACCTCGTATTCGAGCCGATTTAGGATGAATTTCCCAGTCTTGAAGAGCCCCGCGATTTCCGTGAGCAGCCGGAGCAGTTTTTTGACTTTTAGTTTCATCGGGTGTATGCTGAATTTTTCAACGTACTCGAACGCCAGCCTCGAATGATTCCCGAAAACCGGCAGCAACTGCATCACATCGACCCACTCCTGTTCCGCCATCGCCTCTCTCATCTCAAAATCCTTTCTACAATGCGGGCATTTCATAGAGTCGCTCCGCTCCAGGCTAGAGGCACGAGGCTATAGGTTTTCCCTCTTGCCTTCTTGCCTTCCTCTGGCCTATGGCCTCTTGCCTTTTCTTAGTCCATTCCGCCGTTATGCTCGCACACGATCCGGTGACACTCCGGGTGGTAGAAATAGTATCCCTGGGGTAACGGCTTTCCTTTTTGCCTGCAAAACTCGTACTGGCAGGTCCGATGGCGTCCGTCGCTGCGCACCACCTCAGCATTTCTTCTTCGGTAAACCCTCCGCTCTACTTTCCCGCTCCTATATTTCCGGCCATATTCGCTGCAGCATTGTTTGCACTCGTTTCTGCTCCCATCCCGGTACCTGCTACCCACATGAAACGCCTCCAGGGGCTTTACCTTCAGGCATTTCGAACATCTCTTGGTCATGGTCTCATCAAGATTCGGCTTGCACATAACCAAAACATTCCTCTACCGGCGCAACCACGCTATAGGATCGGCATCCACAATGACTTCTCGGATTATTATCCGGGCAAAGATGATTAGCGCAGTGGATCTGTTTTTTCCGTTGCTAAGGTTTCCCGGATAATTCTGTCTCTGATCGGTTTCAGCGTTATTGCCATTTTCACAGTCCACCCTTTGCGAATTGCACCAAATATCTCATCGACACTCAGATTCTGACTCTGCCACTTATTCCACAGCATAATGGCTCCCTTAATGGTTTTGGCCTGAGGTCCATTGTGCTCATGATTTTCGCACCTGACTAAATAACCATGTTTGCTATTGGTGGAATAACTTCTCGTCAGTTCTCCATTGCCTCCGCATTTACATGGTTTGATTTTCATCATTTCTCTTCATCCTCCATCCTTCAGCCTTCCTTGAGATCTCAAATTTCAAATTTGAAATTTCAAATTTCCCTCTCGCCTCCCGCCTATCGCCTATTGCCTTCTTCATCCTTCATCTCTGTCTGAGATTTTCCTGATCACGGCCAGCAGCCTTTTGAGCTTGTCCACGTTCTTGCACCAGGCCAAGTCGTGGACCCCGCAGATCTTGCGGAGAAGGCCTCTGAACCGCTTCTCGTCCAGCTCCGTGTTCAGCAGCTCCTGGCCAACCCGTTCCTTCAGCGCTTCGACTTGTTGCGATCTGTCTCCCTCTCCCCTGCCTACCGCGCTCCGCTTGGCGCAGGCAGGCCCGGCGTCGGGCCTACTACAATCTCCCTCTCCCCTGGCGGGAGAGGGTCGGGGTGAGGGGGACCACCCCTTGGATTGAAACCGCGCCACCAAGCTTAAAAGCTCCGCGTTGCTTAGGCAGGCCGAGCTATCCACGCCGTACTCGTTCCGGAGGATCATCCGGTAGAGATCGTCGTCATAACCCAGCT